ACGTGAGGAAAGGGAATTGTTCGACAAGCAGGCTGAGCGCCCGTTGTGAAACTAACTTTCCGTTGCTGACTGATGCGAGTGTGTTTGCCATATATCTATCCTGCTTTCTTGGTTATCGTGCGAGCTGGTTTAGTTTTTGATAAATCACAGCCGCACGACTGGGATTTTTTTCATCGTTGAACTGCTTGAGCAGGTCAGCGCGTGAAAGGGTGGGTGCCACGATTTCGAGGGGTTGTGTGCCTCGGCTGGCTTCGAGATCAATTTTCAAGCGGCTGAGTTCGTTGTTCAGCGCGACGATCTTGGGATCCTCGGCCAGTTCAACGGCTACTTCAGCCACGGCGGGAAGTTCGGGTGTCGCTTCGACCACAACCTCAGCGACGGGCGCGGGGGCGGGTTCGGCTACGACTTCGGGTTCGGAGAGCTTGGCGCTCATGGCGGGGGCGACTTCGGTGGCGTCGCCAGAAGCGTCGACCGAAACGATTGCAAGAATCTGATTCACGATGGCGAGAAGATCGGTGATGGTTGGCTCAGCCAATTTGGTTTCCAGTGCCGCTGGCGCGGGCGCGGTCACGATCTCCGGCGCTTGTTCAACTTTTGTGTCGGTCATAAGCGTTTGGACGCTGTCAACCTGAGCGCGAAAAACGCCCGTGGGATTGGCCGCAGGATTTAAAACGAGATCGACAGACCAGAGCTGGGAGACGTTCGCCAGGACGGTGCCGTCCTTAGCTTCCCTGGGGATCCCGGCGAAGCTGATGGAAAAGCCAATCTGCGTAGGCAGGGTGCTAATGATCTCGGAGAAGTAGGAAAAGCCGTCGTGCGATTCAAAGAGGACGAGATCGGCGCGGACGCGGCCGCCGTCTAAGGCAAAGCCTTCGAGGTAGCCGATGATGTTGGAGATGCTGGAGCTGTGGTCGCTGAGGACTTTAACTTGGCCAGCGGCGTTCCCTGCGGCGACTACTTGGTCGAGGGTGTCGGCATCGACGACCATGCCGTGACCCAGAGCGGGTCCGGCGGTGATTACGGATACTTTACGAAATAACTTGGTTGAGGCCATGCCCGCGGCGGGCGTGTCAAAGCGGGACTATTGCTCGGGTGGCAGAATAAAGTGAGTGTTGGTTTTTCGGAGTTCGGCTAAGATCTGATTGGTGGTGGCTTCGGTACGTGCCGTTGAGCTGGAAAATTCTTTGATGGCCTTTTCTATTCGTTCGGCGGAGTTAGATATCTGAAAGACAAACACGGGTAAAAGCAGAAGCAAAACGCCCAGAACAATTAGAACAATAAAAAGTATAGTCCCGCCAATTACTCCAAAGCCTTCCATCCAGAAAGCCTGCTCCCCTTGTGGGACGTAGCAACTACTTTTTAGGATCGCGCAGGGATTCGTCGAGAAGGTTGGCTAGATGGACGGTTTCTTCGTGTTTTTCTCTATTAATCGCTTCGTCTAGGGCCCTGGGATGCTTCTCTTTCCATGCGGTCATCCAGTACGCAAGTAGTTCGTCAGAGTTTTTTTCAAAGGCTAGAATATCTTTAGCCTTCTTGGTTTGGTTGGCGGTGGCTGCTAGGACGCGAAGTCTTGCAAGATAGACGTCATAGGTTTCTTGTTTCCCATTTCTTTGAGAACGTACCTTTTCAAGTTCGAGCTGAGCCGCTTGGTCGTCTATTTGTTCGCGATTCTTTTTCTCGGCTAGATCGGCGGGGGTTTCTTGTTCCTGCCCATAAACCAGACCCATGCATAGGAAACTTAAAATTAGTATCTTAACCACCTCTTAAGCCTGCTCCCCTTGGAGGCCGTAGCAACTACTTTTTCTTTTTAGATTTCGGGCGGTACTTACCGATGCCAAGGGCGGAGACGATCATTTCCTGCTCCGCCTTCGTCAATGTGAAGTCTGCATCGTCGCGCATAGTGTACGTATCTGTCGACGGTGCGGGGGCGGGATCTGTAACTGGCTGAGGAATAGGCGCGGGCTCCGGCTCGGCCATCGTCAGGTGCACGACTACTTCCCTCGCCTCTAGCGCTGGGGTGACGGTGGTCTCTTGAGTGGCCGGAGCTGATGGGGCGTTTACGGCCGGAGCCACTACTGGCGCGTTATTCAAAATCTGGATTGCTGTGGTATCGATTCCAGCGGCCGCACACTGAGTCTGAATGTAAACAGATTCAGAGATTCTCTGGTTAATGGCGGCTTGATAATCCTCTCCGCGGGCGGCGTACACCTGAGCCATCGTGGTCAGGCCCATCTTGAGGTCTTCCCGGTCAGCTGCACTATCGCGGCCGGCGTCTATGGTGGCCTTCGCAGGTGTGTGATATTCTGCCGCCCACCACTGCATCACGCCTTTAGGCGGTGTGAGATCTCCACGCTTGATCGCCTTGGCTAGCGCCCACTTGCGGACTCGCGAGATGAACTGGACGATGACTGTCTGGGCGACTTCATCGAACCGCCTCTGAGCTTGGCCAAGGATGAGTCTGGTGTTCGGTCCAGAAAGCGTAGACGGATCCCACATCATCGCGTATGGCAGGCCGAGTGTTTGCGCGATGGCCTTGAGATACTGATCCATGTGGGTCTGGAGGTTTTGGCTAGGCCGATCGTTTTTAATCTCACGCAGCACTTTTCCGATTGGTACATTTAGTAATACGCCGCCGCCAAAGATCTTGTCGGTGGTGAGATTAAAATCGTCGGTGGATGTAGGATTAAAAAAGCCGGGGCCAGAGTTGCTGGATGATTCTAAGGCGAGGCCGATCTGGCCTGCTCTTTTTAGTGCAAGCATTTCAGTCTCAAGAATTTCCGAGCGATCGAGGCAAGTGTTTATACACGATGCGAGTTTGCTGATAGAGCGCACTTCGTCGGCTCGATCGCGTTCCGCAAGTAAGATGAGATCGTTAGCTTGGACTTCGGTAAATTTTTCACCATCGTTCCCCGTGCGAATGTAATAACTAAGAGGGCGACCGTTTTTATTTAGGCGTACGCCGTCGAAAACATTGGTGTCGCTTGAAAGATAGCCAGGGGTTTCACAGCGATGCCCTTCGACTAGCTGGATCATGGGCCAGCCGTCGCCGTTATCTGTCAGCAAAGCAAATATCTCGTTATCCCTCAACATGGTGCGAGTGGCCACCTGTTGCATGGTGTTCCAATCTAAAATTCCTCTGACGTCGCAAGTGCCTGACCACATATCAAACCACGCCTCGGCGTCGTTGTTCCAGCCTTCGTCAGATGTGCGACTCTGCGCTTTGATGCCAGCGCCTATTGTGTTGCGGGTGATAGTATCGAGAGCGCCACGGATTGTTGGGTCGTTGTAACAAAGCCAGCGAGCGAGACTGCTAACCGCTTGGCGTGAGGCGGCAGAAATATCGAGTCGGGTATCGCCTAGCTGTGCTTCTACAAAACGGCGTTTGCGTGTGTCGGGGCCGACGGCCCGGAGCATGCGGCTCCAGGTGGTGATGATTTTTGATCCTAAGCCCATATCAAATTCCGCCTGGTAGTGGGCTTTCTAGGAAGCGCGGGTAAGAGACCATGGACTGATCGCCGGTGAAGATTGCCGCGACCTGTGCGTCGGTCTTGCCGCTGGTAAGGCGCCATCCTTCTAGCGCTGCCTTAACCACTTCTACTGGGGTGATGCCAGTGGTGACCTGGTAGCTGAACGACTTGCCCGCAACGGATGCGGAAATCATAGTGCGGCCGCCGTTTTGAAAGACGGTGGCTTGTCCGGCGGCGATTGCTTCAAGGGCAAGGACCAGCGCCTGAGCGTTCTTAGACGCTTGAATCCATAGGGAAAAAAGGAGAGCACGATCCACGACTTCGTTGGGGTGGTGTCAATCATGGTTTAGAGTCCTGTGCCATGGCGGCCTCTGCGGTGATCACTTTGCCGTAAACAGCCAGACCGACTAGGTAGGTCTCGCAATCGTATAAGTGATCCTGCCTACCCTTTACGCGGATCCATTCATAGACGTCTTTGCCGGTCTTTCGATTGATGCGATGAGCCTTGCGATGGCTAGCCATGTGCTCCCGGTATTCTGGGCTGACGTCGTGAGCCACTTCCCACAGCGGCCCCTGCCCTCGCCTTAACCACGCCAGCAGATCCTGACACGACGGCGACGAAAGGAGGAGCAGGCGGCACCCAGCGTCCGTCGGCTGATCGGAGCTATGGACGCTTTTCAATCTGCCGCCGACGCCCTCAATGTAGAAAAACTGCCGCTCCTCCCCTTTGATTGCTAACCAACCATAACGCGCCGCGCATCGGTAGGTGTCTTGCGTTTCATATCCTGAGTCGATGCAGGTGTGAATGGGTTTCACGCCCAGCTCTGACAATGCGTGTGCCACGTCCTCAATCGTTCGGCGCCTTCCCTCTTCAATCAGTCGACTAGATCCATCCCTAGAAAACGCCCTAACAACAAACCAGAACTCGTCGATCTGGCGATCGATCGCCGCTAGTTTGATGTGGTCGCTTTCCCAAGATTGTTTCTTTGCAAAGGCACCGGGAGGAATTGTAGTGAGCTCGTCGTCGTCGAATTGGTCTTCCCAGGGTAATGCGCTCCATCCGTTCACCCACCCTTGCAATCCGTGGAGGTAATGTTTTTCAGTAAGGAACTTTTTAGCGCAGTCGGCGATGGTGATGGTGGGCGAGTACCAACTAGGCAGGCGGAAAGATCGCCGGCCTGCCTCGGCTGAGGTGTTGGCCGCTACCCACTTGCCTTGCTCGATTGATTTGCGTCGGTTGCCCTCGCTCCACTTGGCGTCGCACTTCGGGCAGTGGTAGGCGGCAGTTTCCGTGACTCGCTTCATGTCCCACTTGCCGTCCTCAGATCTTGCAGTTTCGTCCCACTTAATCTGGCCAAACTCCATCGGCGCAGACTCTGCACACGCATGGCATGGCACGTGGAAAGTTTCCTGCGTGCCCGCTTGAAAGTTGATCCAGATGTCCCCGGTGTTGAGTGTCGGGGTGGAGGTTAGGACGTGCTTACGTTGCGGGAACGCCTTAGTCCGCTCTAAGGCTAGCGAGTAGGCGGCCGCATCTTTTTCAGATGGTGCAGCAAAAGAGTCCAGCTCGTCCAAAACGGCTAAGCAAATCGGACGTGAACTAAGATTGGCCGGACTGTTACTGCCAACCAGAGAAAGCGTCATCGTGGCAAATTGCATTTCTAGGATTTTAAAATCGTCCATGTCTCGCGGGAACAGTCGCTTCACTGGCTTACACTTCTCAAAGATAGGGGTCAGTCGCGTCTCGCTGTATGACCTAGCCAGATCGGCGTTAGGCATAACCAGCAACGCCGGCGCTGGATCGTTGGCGATCCGATAGGCCAGCCAGATTGCCAGAGTCAGCGTCTTGCCCGTTTGCGATCCCCAGCAAAGCGTCACCGTATGCACGCCAGGATCGGCCAGCGCTTCTAGTACGCCCCTAACGTAAGGCGTCCATGTAGTGCTATAGAGTCCCGGCCTTGCGGTCAGTCGGCTATCGAGCTGGATGTTTTTCTCCGCCCACTCAATAACCCCAGGTGGTCGTTCGTAGTGCCATCGGATTCTAGCGCGTTTCCGTAGATCCTCTTGAGCCTTCGTCACATTGCCGCCTCAACCTGTCGCATGATCTGGCCTACTTCATTTTCCACCTCTGTCTCAACATCGGCGGCCGGACGGTTAGCGCAGATCGGTGCCAGCCTTTTGGCCATCCCTTTAAGTAGCGGGATCAGAGCGTTATCCCTTTGGGCTAGTACCTTGTCCGCTTCATCCACCGGGATCATTTTGCCTTCCCTTTCCTCAATGTCCGGCTTATCCGATCTTAGCTTTCGCAACTGATCAATCACCTTGGTGTAGTCAGAGATGAGGGAAGACCTTTCGCCTGGCTTCGTAAGATCTATTTTCCCAGATATTTCTGATGCCAACTGAGCCAACCGCCTTACCTCGTCGACAAGCTCAACTCCTGCGATTTTGGCGAAGTCTGGAACTGACGCATCACAAGTAGGCTCTTGCAAAAAGGTGTCCGGCTTCTTTGATGGGCGCTGCTTTGCTTCTAGTCTCCACGTTTCCGCGTCATCTTTGCTTGTTAGGGGCATGCCCCTTTTAACAAGTTTAGCAACGTACGGCTGAGACACTCCCCACTCTTTCGCTAGTTCTGTTTGCGTCATATTACTTCATAACCTGTCAAATGGTTATGATTGACACCTTGGTTATGGGGTGGATGGAAAGGCTCTTATTTCGGAATCTGGGTTTAAATATAAAGATACCTATAAGGAATGTGCTTTTATGCTGCTACGCTGTGCAGGTGGAACCAGCAGTAACTACGTAAAATTAAATAAACAAGCAGCTTGGTTTGATACTCCATTACATTTTTGCTCATGGTTAGGCAAAAGAAGGGATTTGAGAAAAGCTAAAACGCTTTTACGAAAGCAGTTGAGGCGTGAAATTGATAAAAAGATTCAAAAGCAAAGATGGAAAAACGATCCAGAATATAGAAGAGTTAGGGTAGAGCAAAGGCGGTTGCATAGAAACTTAAACAAGGACAAAACAAGTGTATGGTATTCCCAATATCGTAAAAAAAGAAGGCTGGATCTAGGGCAGCGGCTTAAAATGAATTCCAGATCTAGGTTTGGTAAGGTAATGAGGAATGTTAAATTAGTTATGGTTACAGATAGTTTTAATGATTTTATCGGGTGCTCCTCGGCCTTTCTTAAGCATCACATAGAGAGTCAGTTTGAGGACTGGATGAACTGGGGAAACTACGGGCCGGGTTGGCAGATGGATCACAAAATACCATTAAAGCATTTTGATCTTTTAATACCAGAGCAAGCCAAGTCAGCCTTTAACTTCTCCAACCTTAAACCCGTAAGCACGGCATATAACGCATCAAAGCAGGCACGGTGGTCAGACGTATAACCTAACTATTGAGGGGCCGTATTTAACAGATCTTCGAGAGTCGTTTCCACCGCGGGCTTTTCTTGAGTAGGTGTCTTCTACCCTACTCAAGCAAATCAGCGCATTGCTACTCAAGACGACCGCTCCTTTATCTCAGTGTACTTTAACACGATCGGCTCTGCGTAGCGCATGAACTCTGCACTCATGTCGGGCGACCATGCTTGATGCTTAGATCGATTAGAGAACCACTGACTGAACTTTATGAGCGGCCAGAAGAATGGCTTCGGCTCGCTTGGTACTGAGCTGCTGATGGGGTCGGGCAGTAGTTCAGAGAACAGCATGACCTGCCGTACTAAGGCTGGGTCTCCGCTTCCCAGCTTATGCTGGAACATAGACACCTTCTCATAACGCTTGGCCTGCTCGCCTGTTATGCCGACGCTATCGAATAGGTCGTCCATGTTCTCGCCGTTGGCTCTGGCCTTAGTGATGAGCACCCCGGCCTGTGCCGTCAGGTTGATGGTATCGGCCACGCACTCTATGGCCTCCTTGCGTTGCTTCTCTAGTTGTTTGATTACTTCTTTTAGTTTGATCATTTGCTTGGTTTTCCTAGTGCGGCGTAATTGAATTTAGGAATGTCACGCCGCCGCTTTGCGTGGTGTTTCCTTGCTCTAACCTCGTAAGACTTTCTGGCCTGTTGGCTTTTCTGTGATCTAACGGGCACACCCAGTCGATCTGTCACACTCATAACCCGCTTACTGAACGCCTGCTTAGTGATGTTAAAGTCCTTAGCATGCTGGGTCATAGACTTGGGCGACCTATTAAGGACTACCGACAGCACCGCCTGGTCAAGCGTCTCAGTCATGTTCTGAACCGCCGGGTGCTCGGGTGCCTTAGTAATTAGGTAATAGAAAACCTTGGTCGTTAGTGCCACAGATGACGTGGTCACCGTCACCCCTAAGTACGCATACCCTTCACGAACTAGGTCAGATAGGCCGTCGATCTGGCTACTAACATGGGGTGAACCGCAAGGCATCCTTTCTAGTGCTTCTTGGTCGATCATTTTGATCCTCGGAAATTACCCCTATCGATGCTCGATGGGTGGAAACTAATCATCCGATGGGTGTTTATCCCCTTAAAGGGGGGATAACCATCCATCATCGATGCACCTATTTCCATCGATAGAAAATAATAAGTATCGATAGGATTATTTGGTGTCATTTAGTACGTATTTCTTGGCCTTATCAGTGCCAATGTTTTTGATCAATCCGTCCGCTTCCCACTCTTTAGTGGTATCTCTGCTTTTTGTCTCACCCACCTTTGATTTGGTCCTGATGCGACTTTGAAGATCACCGGCCGATATCCCTGCCTTAAGAACGTCGCAATAGTCAGCAAAGTCCACATGCAACTCCGGCCGCCCTGCCGACTTCTTCTCAGGCTCACCGGCCTCGATCCATGCCATGCCCTCAGTACAATGGCGTAAGTGCACGTACGGATGGACAGTGCTACACGCCACCACGCCCCTCGGCGTTAGGTTGGAGCGCTTGCCCCTCTTGGTCACCTCTAGCTTGTACAAGTCCACGCCTTGCTCGTCCTTGCCACAAGGCGACAGCATCAGGATCGCTCTGGCCCAGTTGGTCAGCTCACTCGATCCAAAGCCCGAGTAGGCTTTGTCGTGGCCAGCATAGCCCGTGCCGTCGCGGGTAGGCTTAGGCGTGTGGTGCATAAGCATCCATGCAAAGCCCGCCGACATGGCCAGCGGGTTAAGCATGTTACGAAGAAAGCCACCGGCCGTCTCTTGGCTCGATAGATCCCCACCGACAAACGCTAGCAACGGATCCGCCCAGGCTAAGTCAGGCTTATGCTTTTCAGCTAGGCGCCTGACGCGATCGACAAACGTGGCGCCGGTGCTAGTGCAATCGCGCACAATCACCACGTTCCGCTTTATCGTCTCGATCTCTAGGGGAGTGAGAGCCATAGCCTTCATAATCCCCTGCACCGCCTCCGCCACGTCGCCTTCGTCGTTCTCCGCTTGGATGATGATCGACTTGAGCTCTCGCCGTGGATTGATGCCAAAGAACGATCTACCCAGCGCCCAAGTAATAGCCGCCTGTATGCAAAGCACCGACTTACCTAAGCCACTGCTTCCTACCCACAGCGACGACCCGCCGGCACACAACCAACGCCGACCCAGTAACGTCGTCACGTCGTCAGTCTCCTTGAAATTGATTAACTTATCCCAGCAATACGCCTCGGGGATATCGCCAAACAGCACCCTCTCACGCCACTCGGCGTAAGTCACCGTCGGCCGCTCACACTCAACCAGATCCTGCCTCTGGTTAGTGGCCGTACGCATCGCACCGGGTAGGCGAGACAACCGCCCCGCGTCCTTGTTGGCGGTGTCTGGCTTCGAGTGCTCTAGGTGCTTGTAGATAAAATCCACCCGCTCTTTAAACTGCTCAGCACTTTCCGCGTTAATCTCTACCCAGGCGTGAAGACTACGGCCACCGCTCTTAATGATGCAGGTGGTGGGCAGGCCGCTCTTTTTGATAATCGCCCACTGCTCCTCCACCGTGGACTCGTCGAACTCCACCAACACATGCCGCCACCGCACCACATTGTCCGCCGCCCGCCCGTTGCCGTTGTTTGGATTGATTGAAACGTACACACCCACTGCACTGCCTTGCCAATCAGCTAGGCCATCATCCTTGAACGATTCTAGCCACTCCTCACGCGTCTTTGTTTCACCTGAGCCGTCCGGCCGCTCGCGGTCGCCGTCTTTAATCGATCGGCAGATATTTATGTTTTCTCCTAAGTCGAACGCCGCCGACAGGAACATAGCCACCGGCGTCTCTTCCACACTCGTCGGCATAGGCGGCACAGGCATATCGTTTTTGACGATCGTCAATCCGTTGTGGCCGTTCAGACCATACCTAGCCTTTGGCTCCCACCGCTCCCTGGCTGGCTTCGTGTAGGTGGATCGGATGCAGCCTTCCGCCTCCTTATGGCCCAGCCCGTTGCGCAGTGCCCAGACCTCCGCCTCGTCGTAAGCGCGATCCTGCGTCATGCCGGCGTCACGCCATTGGCAGCATAGATTGAACAGCGTCGTGTTGCGCTCGCCTTTAGACGCTCCGTTTAAAATCAAAGCCTGTGTCTTTGGGGGTAAATTCATTTCTTCTTAGCCTCCATATCTCGCTTCCTGTAAAACTTCGCCCGATCGCCCAGCTCCTTGAGGATTAAACGCACCACGCTGAACTGCTGCTTGGCTAGGCGCATATTATTTTCGGCAAGGTATTCCAGCCCCCGATCCATTACCTTCAGTGCCCAGTCGTTTCGTTTTACGGACATTTGCTGGCTTCTTTCCACTCCTGCACAGCTTCAACCATGTATTCCAAGCATTTATCGGTTCCGCTTTTATCGAGATGCTTGAAACAATCGGAAATTAACGTGTCCCTACAAAAGGAATACGGTTCGTTATCCATATGCTTTTGAAACTGCTCGCAAAGTTCTGGGTTACTTAGACTGGGGTTTTCTTTTTTAAATCTGGTAAATCCCTCTTGCGGTAAACCAAGAATATCAAACACTATATTTACTAATGCCCATTCCTGTGGGATTCGGAGCTTCA